CTACTTATGGCGACTACTATGTGGCTTTTAGTCGTGATACTATTCTTAAAATTGTACAAAAGTTTTTCAAAAAAGGCTTCCAAAGTAATGTGAATTTAATGCACAATTCAAGCGCACAATTTGAAGGTGTTACTTTATTTGAGAGTTTTATTTCAGACCCTTCGCGTGGCATTATGCCTATGAAAGGCTTTGAGGATGCACCAGAGGGAAGTTGGTTTGGTAGTATGATTGTAGATAATGAGGACGCTTGGTCTAAAGTAAAGAATGGCGAGATTATGGGATTTAGCGTAGAGGGATTATTTAACTATAAACCTAAAGAAGTTAACAAGGTTGCATCAATGGTTGATGCTATCAAAAAAATATTATCACAAGTTAAGTGATAAACTTTTCATTTTTTCACTATATAATAAAAAAAGTATGAACGCACAGGAAGCAATTTTAAAAATTAAGGCATTGTTTGAGGACAACGCTGCGCCTGTTAAAGAAGTAGAAGCTGAAGAAACTAAGGTTGAAGAAACCAAAGTTGAGATGGCTGAATATTCTTTGATGGACGGAACTAAAGTTGAAATTTCAGCATTAGAGGTTGGCGGTTCTGTTAATTTAGCAGACGGATCAGTAGCACCGGCAGGCGACCACGAATTGATGGACGGAACAGAAATTACTTTAGACGAGAATGGCAAAATTATTGCTATTGAAACTAAGGTTGAAGAAGTTGCACCAGAAGCAGAGGTTGAAGCAGGCAAAGATTATGAAGACAAAAAGATGCAAGATATGGCTGAACAATTCAATGCAAGTATTGCAGAATTAGTTGAAGCTAAAAGAGTATCAGACGAAAAAGTTTTAGAATTAGAAAATAAGGTTAAGCAAGGATTTGCACAAGTAGCTGAATTAATTGAAGCACTTTCAAATACACCTTCAGCCGACCCAATTCAAAGACCTAATAGCTTTAATTCATTTATTAATACAAATGATATTAAAAGCCAAAGATTAGATAAATATAGACAAGCAATTTTAAACATTAAAAATTAATAACAATGGCATTTGACGTATCAGCATTAGCCGCATACACAGAGCAAAACGAAGCCTTATTGGTAACGGATTCTGTATTAGGCGCAAAGACTGCATCTTTAATTAAGAGCGCAGGTAACGTTATGGTAGGCGTAAAGTCTTCTGAAACGATTAACATTATGGACACAGACGCAATATTTCAAGCGGGCGGAAGCTGCGGATTTACTGCATCAGGTTCAACAACTTTTACTCAAAGAACAGTAACAGTTGGAAAAATTAAAGTAAACGAAGCACTTTGTCCTAAAGACTTAGAAGCTAAGTATTTACAAAAAGCATTACCAACAGGATCAATTTATGATTCTATTCCTTTTGAGCAAGCGTTTGCTGAGAAAAAAGCTAAAACTATTGCTTCTCAATTAGAAACTGCGTTATGGCAGGGTGATACAGATAGTGGCAACGCTAATCTATCTAAATTTGACGGATTGGTTAAATTAATTGGTGCTGCAACAGGACCGGTAGCTGCAAACTCTGCAACTTATATTGCAACTGCGCCTATTAGTGCTGCAACAGGTATTGTAGCTTCAAACGTAGTAAGCATTTTTGATGGTGTTTACAAAGCTATTGATGCTAAGGTAGTAGCTTATGATGATATGACTATTTTCTGCGGTATGGACACATTTAGAACTTACACTATTGCATTGAAGAATGCTAATATGTTTAACTATTCTTTTGATGGTAAGTCTGATAGCGAATTTGTATTACCAGGTACTCCTATTAAAGTTATTGCTTTACAAGGTTTAAACGGAACAAATAAAATTTACGCTTCAAGATTAAGCAACTTGTTCTTAGGAACAGATTTGTTGAACGAAGAAGAAAAGTTTGAAATTTTCTATGCAAAAGAAGCTGACCAAGTTCGTTTTGTATCTGAATTTAAAATGGGTGTAAACTTTGCTTTCCCAGACGAGATTGTGAAGTTCATCTTAGCATAATTATTCGGGGGTGTAAAATACCCCCATTTTTTAAAATATTAAATTAAATAACAATGGCGTGTGCATTAACACAAGGATATACTTTAGATTGTCGCGATAGTTTAGGCGGAATCGTAGAAGTATATTTCACAGAAGCGGCAAACGTATCTGCAACAACTGAGGCGAGTGGTGTAATTACTGCTTTGACTAAAGCGAGTGGAAAGCGTTTTTGGAAGTATGCTTTAGTTAAAGATACTTCAATGTTCAATCAAACTATGACTGCTTCTGTTGCAAACGGAACAGTTGTTTATGGTCAAGAACTACAAATAATTTTAAACAAATTACAAACCAATACAAGAAATGAATTACTTTTGTTAGCGCAAAATAGTTTAGTGGCAGTTGCAAAAGATAGCAACGGCATTTATTGGTATTTAGGAAAAACTCGTGGTATTGATATGACTGCAAATGCAGCATCTACCGGTACTGCGCAAGCTGATAGAAGTGGTTTCACTTTAACTTTTACAGGTTCTGAGCCTGCATTAGCACCAAGCGTTGCACAAGCAGTTTATTCTGTTCTGGAAACAGCAGGCGCATAGGTTTTCATAGGTTTATAGGTTTGCCGCCGTTCGTTAATTCGTTCGGCGGTTTTTTTTATAGATCATTAATGAGCCGTATATCGCTCATTATCGGCTCATTTTATCCTTTATATGATACATTATTGATTTATAAAGTTTTCTATTAGAGAACTTGTTACCGAATTGGGAACATTGTACAATGTTTTAGGTACAATATGTAAAATGTTGTAATGGAATTAGGGCGAATATGCTACTGATTTATAGGTATTTGTAACAAAATATGTTAAATGTTAGTAGTAGTACTACGCAAATAAGTAAAGTTATAACTTGACTGATGTTATAACGCGGTAAAGTAATAGCTTTACATATTAGGGTTATTTATCCCCTAACTGCAACAAATTCAAATTTCTGCTATTTAGTAATATGATGAGGTTAACGAAAGGGCAGACGCAAAATATTATTTTAACATTGACCGAAAAGGAGTTATTAACTAACCCTAATTATTTGTTCGTTTTTACTAATAGAAGCGCCAATACTGAGGTTAAATTTGTTAAGCTAAATAATACAGACATAAGTTTGTACAAGGATAGGTACAATGAATTTAGTATCGTTACAAATACTAACTTTGGATCTTCTTTGAATGGTCAATACGACTACGAAATATATGAGCAAGCAAGTACAACCAATACAAATCCTGTGGGTTTAAATATGCTTGAATCAGGCATAATGGAACTTATCGGAACGGCTATGTCGTTTACTGAATATTCAACAACAGACACTTATAAAATAAGACAATAATGGATTTAAGAGTATTAACATTCGCGGAAGCTAAGCAGCCTGAATTTAAAGAAAAGAAGGGCGAGGGCTATATTCAGTATGGCGACCGCAATGACTATCCTAATTATTTGGTTGACCTATTCAACAAGTCAGCTAAACATAATGCGATTGTAAAAAGCAAGGTTCACTATATTAGCGCGAATGGTTGGAAGGGAAGTCCAGAGGCAGAGGCATTTATTCAAAAGGTTAACAGAATGGAAAGTCTTAATGACTTAACCCGCAAAGTTTCCTTAGATGCTGAATTATTTGGTGGATATTATTTAGAAATTATATGGTCAGTAACAAAGCAATTATCTGAAGTATGGCATTGCGATTATACTAAGATCAGAACTAATAAAGACAATACTCAATTCTGGTATAAAGAAAAATGGGATGACAGGAACGAAAAAGCTATGGTATATCCTGCTTTTAATGCTAATAACCCCGTAGGAAAACAAATACTTTATATAAAAGAATACCGCCCTAATATGGGCTTCTATTCATTGCCAGGTTACTTTGGTGCGCTTAATTATATTGAATCAGATATTGAGATTTCTAAGCACGTCTTAGGTAATGCGCAAACAGGATTTAGCGCAAGCAAATTAATTACCCTGCCAAATGGTGAGCCTTCAGATGAAGAAAAGCGTAATATTGAAAAGCGTTTTACAAGTAGATTTAGCGGATCAGATGGCAAAAAGTTTATTTTAGCTTTTGTTAATGATAGCGCAAGGAAGCCAATAGTTGATGATCTGGGAACTTCTGATATTACAAAAGAGGATTTTGGGCGTGTGGATTCATTGATACAAACTAATATATTTTCAGGGCATCAAATTACAACGCCGTCAATCTTTGGTATTGCAGAGGCGGGTAAATTAGGCAGCCGTTCTGAAATGCGTGATGGCTACGAGATATTTAAAAACACCTATGTCAATAGCAAGCAAATGCACCTTGAAAGTGTGTTTAATATGTTGGCTAAATATAAAGGGATTGCAGAACCTGAATTACTTATAATTCCAACCGAGCCTATTGGCTTTGAGTTTACTGAAAACATACTAAAAGAAATAGCGCCAAAAGAATGGTTACTTGAAAAGGCGGGGATTGATATTAGTAAATACCAACCCGTTGCCCAACAAGCGCAGTTTTCAGACGAATTTAGCGTGTTTTTTGAGTTTGGCGACGCAAAGGATAGCTTTAATGTTTGGAGGTCAAGAACGCGCTTTGATGACGATTCAGAATACCAAATGTTTGCAGAGGTAAACCAATTACAGGCGAATGTGCTTGATTTGATGTCTAAGGATAAAAGAATTACGCCAGATGTATTAGCGACAACGCTTGAACAAAGCGAAGATACTATCAAGCAAGTTATTAAAACATTAATAGCAAACGGGTATATTCAACCAAGCGAATATGTTATTGGCGAGGGGATTGATAGCAATACAATTATTGAGCATACACTTACAGAGCCATTAAAAGATATATTAACAAAAATTAAACCACAAACTAAAGAGTTACTAATTAGATATTCTTATGAGTGGAAGCAAGGCTTTACAAATAAAGATATAGATACAAGCAGACCTTTTTGTAAATATTTATTAACTGCTGATAAAATGTATAGCCGTTCTGAAATAGAAACAATTAGTGCGCGTTTAGGATATTCTGTTTGGGATCGCGGAGGTGGTTGGTACACAAAACCAAATACTAATGAGCATTCCCCAAGTTGCAGACACGAATGGGTTTCAAATATAGTAACAAGAAAATAAAATGAGCAAAAACACATTATTCATATCAGTACAATCTATTAAAGATAGAACAGGGCTTCACGCTAACGTAGAAGAAAAATTAGTATTGCCTGAAATTAAGACCGCGCAAGATATGTATATTTTGCCTGCTTTAGGTTCGGCATTGTACAATGAATTACAAACGGCAGTAGATGCAAATACATATACGCAATTACAAACAACTTTATTAGACGACTACATTGTAGATTGTTTGATTTATTTTGTTATGTCAGAGCTTCCACAAGGTTTATCATATCAGTTTTACAATAAGGGTTTAATAAGAAAGACAGGCGAGAATCAGGAAAGCCCTTCAATGCAGGATATGATTGACGTGGCAAATAGATACAGAGCAAGAGCAGAATTTTATAAACAAAGATTAATAAAGTACCTGAAACAAAACAATGCTTCTTATCCTAATTATTTAAACTTTGGTAGCGGGATTGATTCAATTAAACCTGACAATGAGGGTTACACGGTTTCAATGTATTTAGGTGATGCTTGTTGCAATGATGACTATGAGGGAAAGAATAAAAAAACTTTTGAAGAAAGGTATCAGGGAAATATTGGTTGCTGCTAATATATGAGTAAACAAGTAACAATAAAAAACCAAACTAAACTAAAAGTTTATTTGGAAAAAGCAAAAAAGAATGACACTAAATCAAATAGTGAAAGAATTAACAAAGATAGGCAACGACCACGAGCAAATTAATTACGTCTATTTTGGTGATGTCTGGGAACGTTTAAGCAATGGCGAGGTAACTTATCCTGCTATGTTTTTTACGTTAACGGGTGCAAATTATGGCGCTAAGGAAATAGCTTTTTCATTTAGTCTTTACTTTATGGATCGTATGCTTATGGAAGAAACAAATGAAACGGAAGTTTTATCAGATATGACACAGGTTGCGGGTGATGTAGTGGCGCAGTTAAGATACCCAGAAGATTATTCTATTGTAACTTGGACATTAAGTCAAAACTTACCCGTTACATTTTACACAGAAAGCGATCCTGATTTATTAGCAGGCGTAAAATTAGATGCAACATTAACCGTGCCATTTATTAACAATAGGTGTCAAGTACCTTCAAATTATACTTTTTAATGGAATCAAAAAAAATTAATCAATTAGCGACAGAACTTGCGCCTGATTTATCAGATTTAACAATTATAGGCGACCCAACAACAGGTATAAGTAAAAAAATTACGCTTTCACAAATGGCGTCTTTGTTTACAGGTACAGTTGAGGAATACGCAAACCTTGCGGCATTCCCTTTGGTTGGTGTTGCAGATACAATTTATATTGCCTTAGATACAAACATTTTGTATCGTTGGAATACAGGTACAAGCGCATACGTTGAATTGTCACCAAACATTGTATCTTCTTTGGTGTTTAACGACGCGAATGGATTTGACGGAACTATTAATTTAGTCGGTTCAGTTGCGACCTTAACAATTACGACTGCATTAACAACGGGTTCAGTTGGATTTATAGGTGCTTCAGGTGCTTTATTACAAGACAACGCAAACTTCTTTTGGGACGATACTAATAACAGATTAGGTTTAGGTACAAATGCGCCAACAACTGCATTGGACGTTTTCGGTTCAGGAATTATTGGACGCATAAACGGAACTTCAACAAACAATGCTTATTTAGGTTTTGCAAGTGCGGGTACAAACAAATGGTCAATCGGCAACGTTCAATCAGACCATAGATTTAGAATATTTAGCGAAGCAAATAGTGCTGAATTAATTTCAGTTTTACAAACAGGGGAATTTGGAATTGGTATTGCAAACCCTACAACAAAGTTTCATATTGACGGCGCTGCTTCAGCATTAATTGCTAATTTAGACGCAAACGTTTCTGTTGCAAAAACTTTAAGTTTCCGTTCTGACAATAGCAATAGAATAAATTTAGAAGTTTCAGGAACAGAATCAGGTTCAAATGCAGGTGCAAATTTCTTTTTAAGAACATATACAGATGCAGGTTCTTTATTAGCGACACCTTTGACAATTGTTCGTTCAACAGGAAATTTTGGTTTAGGAATTTCAACTTCACCAAATTCTAAAATTGAAATTAGACAAACAATAACAAGTCCAAGTCCATTTTTTGACGCAAGGTCAGATGACGGCGGGGGTACAAATGCAAGTGTTTTAAAAATTAATGCACCAACAAATTATTCAAACTTTGCCGCTTCATTAGGTGCAACAAGGTCAATATTAGACGTTGGTACTTTTGGTGACGGAACGGGCTTAGGATATAGTGCAGTATTTAGAGGAAATGTTGGTTTTGGTATTTCAACACCTTCTTCGCCAATTCACGCATATAGTACAACAGTTGGTTTATTAGCTTTATTAGAATCAACGCAATCAAATACGCAATTAAGATTTGTAAATTCAAGTACAAGCGGTCGTACATATTCAATTGGTAGTGGTGGTTCAATTTCAGGCGGTGGAAATGGATTTTATATTTTTGACGAAACCGCAGGTGAAAAAAGGCTTTTAATTAGTCCTGAAGGATATTTAAGACTTGAAAAAAAAGGAATACAATTTAATGGTGATACCGCAGATGCTAATTCTTTAGATGATTATGAAGAAGGAACTTTTACACCTTCAATTAATTTATTAGGTACTGTTTCTTATAGTGTTAGGGCAGGTAGATATACAAAAATCGGTAATATTGTAAATTATAGTATTGAAATGACATTTAGTTCTACAAATACAACACAAGATGCTTCATCATTAGTTATTTCAGGACTTCCTTTTACTTGTGGTTATTCATTAGTTACTATTGCAAGGACAGAAGGATATTACAAATCAAGTTCTTTAATTTCAATATTTTTTACACCTGACGCAGGTGGAACGGCATTGAATGGAACACAAAATTCATTTAATAATGAAATAGCTAATAAAACATATTATGCAGGTCTTTTAAGAAATGGTTATTCAGGTGGTTCATTGTATATTCAATTACAAGGATTTTATTACGTTTAAAAATATAAAAATGGCATTAACAGAAAAAAACATTATTGACAAAATTGAAGTAACAGAAAATAATTCTATTCAAGTAAGAAATGCTACAATCATTGAAAAAAATGGTGTAGAAATTGCAAAAACATATCATAGACACGTTATATTACCGGGTGATGATATTATAAATGAAGATTTAAAAGTACAAGCAATAGCAAATGCAATTTGGACACCTGAAGTAATTGAAGAATACAAAAAAATGATTATTGATACAAAAAAGTATTAATTTTACTAATATTATTAACTTTAAAATAAACACTATGATTACTTTGAACGAAGAACAATTAACAGAACTAAAACAATTTTGTCAAGAACTTCCAACAAAATATGGCGTGCCTTTATTACAATGGTTTAAGCAAATTCAAGAAGAACAAGCGCCAAAAGAAGAAAAAAAAGATTAAATGACACCGCATAGCAATCAAGCCGACATAGGCACAGGAATAAGCGTTTTAAGCGCTATTGTAAGTATTTCAACAATTCAACCCGTAGTTACTTTATTTGCCGGTTTGATTGCAATTATATCTGGGGTGATGGCTATTCGCTATTACTATAACGCAACTAAAAAAGTAAAAGATGATTAAAAATTTTGTAATTGCAGTCTTATTGGTTGTAGTTATTTTATTTTTAATTACAAATCCAACTTATAAAAGTTCAGTTATTGTAAAGACAGATACTCTTTACCAACAAAAAACTTTTACTAAATACAAAAAGGGAAGTGATATATATTCGTATATCATTGAAACCGATTCTGTATTTATCCCCGTTCACGATACAATAAAAATAGTATCTGATTATAGCCGTGTTTATTCGTATTTAGATACGATTCGCTTAGATACGAACAATGTCGTATTTATTCAAGATACGATTACCCAGAACAGGATCATTGGCAGGGGATTCAGCGCTAATTTAAGCGAAAAAACAATAATACAAACAAGGACAATCACCCCCAAGCCTAAAAATGCCCTTTATTTGGGCGTATTAGCCGATTTAAGACAGGATAAGTCTTTGCAAGGGGTAGGCATAGGCGCAATGCTAAAGGTCAAGGATAGGGCTTTACTTGGCTTAAATTTAAAAACAGGTCAATCCGTGAATTATGGCTTCGGATTCTATTTAAAGTTATAATCATATTTAATGGCAACGAGTAAAAAATTAGACGTTTCAGCAAATCCGCTTCCAATAAGTTTTAAAGACTTTAGTAAAAACCCTGTGGTTGGCACTATGTTTTTAGTAATTATTGGAATTTCAGTTTTATATATTGACATACGCGGCACGTTTAATAATCAGATTGAAGGGCAAGGTCGCAAGATTGAAAAATTAGAAAGCCGTGTTGATTTGGTAAGCGACGCTCTGCGCCGTTGCGATTCATCATTGGCTTCAGCTACAACTAAACTTTCAACATTAGAGCAATTAGGTAAGATTCAAAAAATTAAATAATGAAATATTTATTGATTCTATTCTTATTTGGATGTAGTGTATCAGCACAAAAAACAAGTGATGAACTTATACAAGAGCGTGAGTTTGAACAACTTATGTCAAAAGTTAGACAAACAAATAATAGATCAGTTCTGGTTCAGGAGGCAGCAACAAAGAAAGAAGCTGAATTAGTTACCAAAGCAGTTGCAACAATAGTTTCAATGAAGGGTGAAATTAAAGATTTAAAAATTGAATTAAATGAAGTTAAAAGCAAGTTGGATTCTGTTAGTATTGATACCGGTGGCAAATTTATGTTACTGCCAATATCCAATTACTAAAAAGATAGGCGAAGATACAGTTGTTATAATGACTTTAAAACAGGGAGAACAGATTAATAAAACTTTTAATAAATTCAATCAGGATTTAAGTTTAACAAAGGATAGTTTAAAAATAAAACGTTCGCAATATGATAGCTTATACAATACAATATTTTTGGTCAAAGATTCGTTCTATGATTGGAAATGGAAATATGAAGCAAATAGAAACACTTATTACGCAAGAGAAACCGAAGTCCAAAAAGACAAAAAGTACGACTTTGCGCAAAAGATAATTTTAATAGCAATAATAGTTTTACAATTTCAAAGTTTAAAATAATGAAACAATTTTTTACAGAAGACAATGGCAGATTAAGTATGAAGCGTTTATGTGGATTATTATGCGTTATAGCCCTATGCGTTACAATGTATCATAATAGTTTTAGTGAATTAAGTAAAGCGCCGAGCAAGGCATTAGTTTATGCCGTATCTGCTTTAGCTTTTGGATGTTTAGGTTTAACAACGGCTGAAAAGATATTTAAAAAGAATGACTAATTACGAAAAAAGGGTGCTAACTATAATTAGCATTTTATATATATCAACATTATTTTATTTATTTAATTGTATTTTATGAAGTTAAGTGAACACTTAGATTTATCAGAAGTAATTAGAAGCGAATCAGCAAAGCGCAACGGCATATCAAATATGCCAACAGAGGCGCATATTGCAAACTTTAGATTATTAGCTGAAAAGGTTTTTGAGCCTATTAGATTGAATTTTCGTTGCCCTATTAATTTGAGTTCTGGGTATCGTTCGGTTGAGTTAAATAAATGTATCGGCGGATCATTAACAAGCCAACATTGTCAGGGCGAAGCCATTGATATTGATATGGACGGGACGCCGCACGGGGTAACTAATAAAATGGTGTTTAATTTTATTAAAGACAATTTAGAATTTGACCAATTAATTTGGGAATTTGGCACGGATCAAAACCCTGATTGGGTTCACGTTTCCTACGAAAGTAGCGGTAAGCAAAGGAAACAAGTTTTGAAAGCATATAAAGAAGCAGGAAAAACAAAATACAAACCCTATTAATGACAAACAAAAACCTAAAAACCAAACGCCGAAGACTATTTTTTGATATTGAAACTTCACCGAATATCGGATTGTTCTGGGAAGCAGGCTATAAAAAAAATATAGATTACTCAAACATAATTCAAGAACGTGCAATTATTTGTATCTGTTATAAATGGGAAGATGAAAAGGAAGTTTATTCTTTGCAATGGGATGCTAAGCAAAATGATAAACGAATGCTTGAACAATTTATTGAGGTTGCGAATGTTTCTAACGAAATGGTCGGACACAATGGCGATAAATTTGACTTGGCTTGGATCAGGACAAGATGCTTATTTCACAATATATCTATGTTCCCAAAATATACAACGATTGATACCTTAAAAGTTGCGCGTCAAAAGTTTAGATTTAATTCTAACAGGTTGAATTACATAGCGGATTTTTTAGGGTTAGGGCAAAAGATTAAAACAGAATATAGCCTTTGGAAAAACATTCTTTTAAATAAGGATAAGGTGGCAATGGAAGCAATGATTAAATATTGCAAAAAGGATGTAGTATTACTTGAAAAGGTTTTTAAATTATTAAGCGCGCATATTGAACCAAAGACACATTATGGCGTTATATTTGGTGAAGACAGGGGAAGTTGTCCAGAGTGTGGATCAGATGATTTAATAAAAAATAATAAAGTAGTAACTGCAACAGGGTTAACAAGGATTCAATATAAATGTAAAACCTGCAATCACTATCATTCAAAAACCGATAAATAATATGAAAATGCCTAAAGGATTTGGTAAGTGGTCTGCTCAAGAGCAAGAGATTTGGTTAGTAAATAAATTACAAGATTACTATGCAATTCAAAGCCAAATAACAAGAATGTTAGCATCAATTAGAGGTGGACAAAGATTGCAAATATCCGAAGTAGAAAGACCAGATGAAGCACTTTTAAAATTGTAATAAATGGAAGAAGAAGTTAAACCTGATGCCGAACCTATTGAAGAATTAGAATGGGAAGATGCTGAAACCACTACCAGAAGTGATTTAATTTCCTGTGCCTATTATGCTATTAATGCAGTTGATGAAATTGACCTTACTTTGATTTCAAAAATTGAAGCTAATAAAATTAAAAAAATTAGAAGGCAGTCGCTTGAAATTATTGCTGAAGTGATTAACGAATTACACGCTGAAATGTTTGATGTTGAAGAAGATATATAAATAATTTTATATATATAAGGTATTGCCGCTTATAATAAGTGGCTTTTTTTTGCCTAAATAATTAATAAAGTGTACATAATATGAATAAAAGATGTATATTTGTAATGCCGTAATAAAACCAACGGCATAAATACTATGAAAAGTTTTAAATTTATTGGGGAAGCCAAATATGGTAAACCCGAAGACATTTTTTATTACACTACCGAAGACGATAGTTATATATCTGATTCGGGAAGCCACATTAAAGAAAACGCTTATGAAAAGTTTTTAATCTTAGCACAGGGCGGTTCTTTAAAACCGAAAAAAGAAATTTTAGAAGAAATATTTTTTGAACCTGAAAATTAAAAAAATGAATACTCTTTACGAATTAGAAAAACTAAGAAACAATGTTAGTTATTTAGAATGGTTATTTGAGTTATCAACAGAAGCAAATGCGCGTCAAAGATTGCAAAGGTATAAAGAAGCTAAACAAGAATTAAAAGAGTTTAAAGCTAAATATTACCCGCATCTTTTACAACAACCTAAATTTAATTTACCAAAAATGTTATATACCCCAATGTCTGAATGGACTGAAAAATTTGAGGAATATGGCGACTATTAAAAACAAACCTATGAAATTAGTAAAAATTCAGGCGGAATTAAAAGCGCCTAAAAACCAAATGAATGCCTTTGGGAAATATAAATACCGAAGCGCAGAGGATATCATTGAAGCAGTAAAACCAATATTATTTAAAAATAATTGCGCGCTGCTTATCAGTGATGAAATTGTGCAAGTAGCCGACCGAGTTTATGTAAAGGCAACTGCTATGTTGATAGATGAAAATAACGAGGAATTACCCATAAAAGTTTACGGATGGGCGCGCGAAGAAGAAGTAAAAAAAGGAATGGACGCAGCTCAAATAACAGGCTCTGCAAGTTCATACGCCCGCAAGTATGCCCTTAATGGATTGTTTGCTATTGATGACACTAAGGATGCTGATTCAACCAATGAACATAAGGACGAAGTGGGAGAAGAAAAGCGAATGAAGTTAATTACTTTATTAGAAAATACTATCTGGGATGAAAACCTGAAAAGCAAACAGGCTATAAAGATTAGCGCTTACACTACGAATGAGCAATACGACAAGGCTTACAGAATCATATTAGCAAACCAAAATAAATAAAAATGCAACAAACCTATCAAGACTTAGAAGATGGAATGCAAAATTTATTACCAATGGAACGCCAGATGCTACTTGCAAAAATATATCATTATGCTTGGTATAATGAGGAAGCATACAAAGAATTGCTTACCTTTATAAACCATTGGGAAAAGCATTCAGAATTTAAAGCAGTATTTTTTAATCAGGGTTCGGAAGAATCCACAAACCAAATATAAAATGACAGAAGTAAAAAAAGAATCGTTCGGCGCTTGGATAAACAAGACTAAGGACGGCAAAGAAGTAATTAAATTTTCAATCAATGGTCAGCGCTACAATATGTGGGTTAATTCCTACAAAGATAAAAATTCGCAGCCTGACTATAAAATTTATGAGGACAATTATGTAGCACCAACAGGACAAGTACAGGAAACTAAAACATTAACAGATGACGATTTATTTTAAGCTATGGAATTTAATAACAATTTAATACAATGTTACAAGGATCAATTACGAAGTTTGCGTATGTTTCATAAAGAATTAGTCAAAAATAATTTGATAACAGACGAGCTTGCAATAGGATCAATCTCTACAACCATTATGCCGCATAGATTAGTTGAATTAGTTGAGGATGTATTTGATACTAATATCCAGATTAAGAACCGAAGCCAGAGCGTAATTTTTGGACGCAAGGCGGCGGCTTACATACTGAAGAAATACACTCAATTATCCCTTAACGAAATAGCTAAATTGATAGGCGTTGGCGACCATACAACAGTTATTTATAACATAAAAACGGCTGAAAACCTAATAGAAACCGAAGAATGGTATAAAGAAAAAGTTGAAGAAATAGAGAAAGAGATTGAAAATTTTAGTAAATTTGTAAAAGAATAAAGAAAACGTTATGGTACAACGTAGTTTAAATATATTGGATCAAGGGCAAGCAGATAGTACCATTATCTGTGAGCCTGCGATCCATTTTTAATTTATGTCAAAAGACCCCGCCGTGCTATTTTATACAAGCGATTTTTTAAGTGGCACTTTTACAATGACCAATGAGCAAGTTGGTAAGTACATTCGCTTATTATGTTTACAACACCAGAAAGGTAAGCTAACAGAAAAGGATATGCTTAGCATATGTCAAGCATATGATGCAGATATATGGGAAAAATTTGAGCAACTTGACGGCTTTTTTATCAATAATAGAATGTATGACGAAGCAATTAGAAGGTCAAAATTTACAGAAAGCAGGCGTAATAACGCTAAATCAGTTAAAAATGATAGCACAAGCGAAGCACTTGCTAAGCATATGCCTATGCATATGGAAACTGAAACTATAAGTGTAAATAAAGATATATTTATAAATAATATAGAACCTTTTAAAAATTTATTAAGTGAATCATATCAGGAATTTATTGATTATTGGACAGAACCATCAAAAAGCGGTAAATTACGCTATGAAGCAGAAAAGTTTTTTGATATTAAACGCCGTGTAAATACTTGGTTACAAAATAAAAATAAATATGGAAATTCAAAAAATACTGACGCAACTGCCACAAGTCGCAAACGAATGGAAGACCTTGCCAAATGGGTTAATCAGTAAAGAAGATTTACCTATTATTGAAGCCTTTACAGGGGATAAGTTAAACCTTATTAGCCCTGTTACCCTACGCGAGAACTTAGCCTACATATTTACTTTAATAGGATTGACGCGGCTTCCAGATGTAACAGAATTAGAAGTAATCGAAGATTACATAAGAACGACCTACCCATTTTTTACAATACAGGAAATGCGCATAGCTTTTAAGATGGCAGTACAAGGCAAGTTTGAATGCAATATTGAACACTACGAAAAATTTAGCCCTAAATACATATCAGGAATAATGAATGCTTATAAAAGCAAAGCTAACCAAGTGCGTAAAAATATGCCACCCCCACCCGAAGAACCCGTAAAACAATTAACAGATGATGAAATTGTTGAGTTTACTAAACAGGAATGGCTATCTGGGAAGCGTGAGGACTTCAATAGGCTATTCAATGCGGATAAGGTTTTTATGATCCTTATGAAACAGGGTAAAATTACTTTTACAAATCAGCAGATAATAGAAACGATTAAGGTAGTAAGTGATGACAATTTATACAGGCTAAATAGAATGCACCCAAAGGATGCAAAGGAGTTTAGTAAGCAAATTAAGGATGAAGACTTTATTGAATTACAATGTAAAAAATTAGCCCTTGTCAAGTATTTTGAAAATTTACGAGGTTAAATACACCTATTATGGAACACTAAAGTATTGTTATACAGATAACTTTGTTGACTTTTATGCATCATATACAGAGGTTAAACCAAAGGTAAATAGATTATTATTTCACAAAGAATTTTATGATAAAATAAATGAATATGACACCAAAAGAAAAAGCAATAGAACTATTTGATAAAATGTGTTCAAATGACGGAGATGAACATCATCATTGCACTTATTATGTAGCTAAACAATGTGCATTAATAGCAGTAGATGAGATATTAAAAGCAGTTGATGATCCAGATGAAACTTATTTAATGAAACATTCAGTTAATTATTGGACAGAAGTTAAAAAAGAAATAAAAAAACTATAATGGATATATCAGCGAACGACCTAACGAAGTGGGCAAAAAAGAATCTTGAATTAATTGGTTGGCGCTTAAATAGAGTTAACAATATACCCTTTGGCAAGCGTAAAGGTACTATTCAAAAAGGATGGGCTGACTTGCAAGGGTACACGGAAAAGGGTACTTATGTAGCCGTTGAGATTAAAAAGATAGGTGATAAGCTAAGCCCTGAGCAAAGGGATCGGTTAAAAGATATTTATGAATGTGGAGGAATTGTTTATATTTGTAGCGAAATAGAAAACAAACCCGCATTGATTGAATGGTCAAAAATAAAATTTTAGCCGAGTATTGGACTTTAAAAGAAGTTAATGACGCGTTTGCTAAAATGCATCCAGAGGAGTTGCAATATGACCTGAAGGCAGAAGTTTTTTTAGTTCTTTGCGAAATGAATGAAGATAAATTAATAGGAATGTATGAAAGGAATGAACTTAAATTTTATATAGTACGAATAATGCTAAATATGATTAAAAGCGACAGAAGTAATTTTTATAAGAGTTATAGAAATTATACAGAGTACGTTGATAATGATACTGAAGCGGAAGTTAATTTTGACAAATCAGACTTAGTTGATAAACTTGAAAAGAATCTGGAAGGGCTGCATTGGTATAACAAAGAGATTTTAAAACTATATGCTATTGATTTTAAAAAGAATGCAAAAGAATTAAGTAGAAAAACAGGCATTCCTTATATGTCAATAGTTAGGACGATAAATAAAACCAAAAAACAAATGAAAACAAATATTAGAAAATGATTTTATCAATTTTAACTGCTATCTGTGCATCATTATTTTTTACTGAAATTCATAACCTACCGAATAAATGGGGAATCAATTTCAAGCCCTTTAATTGCGGAAGTTGCTTGGCTGCGTGGATTGCACCAATACACTATTTCCTACCTGAATTAATACAAAATATTACGTCAACAATGTTTATAGCAGGTTTCTTAGCACCGATTGTTTCTAAATTAATCTGGAAGCTATGGAAATAAAACAAGAGCATAGGGAATGGCTGATTGCTAATATAGGTAATTATGAAAGCGCAAAGAATGGTTACGTTAGGAATTTAGAATTAGATGAATTAAAAATGTATGAACATATTTACAGGTCATATTTAGATGCTAATTTTATTGTATCTGTTTGGTGCGGCTCTTGTAAATTTGAAATGATTATGAAATTATATAAATGGTTTGAAAAACAATAATATGGCAAACTTTATACACCCCACCGCCATCATTGGCGAAAATGTTATCTTAGGCGACAATAATTATATTGGCGCTTATTGTATTATTGGCGATCCCGCAGAGCATAAAAAGTATTGGGAATATGAAGAACAAATAAAAGATTATGGAACTTTAAAAATTATCCAGAAAGGACAAATAAAAAGAGGCTTAGTAACTATTGGCAATAATAATATTATTACAGGATTAGTTACAATAGATGCAGGAACAAAAGATATAACTACAATAGGGGATAATTGTTTTATTATGAAGCACGCGCATATTGGACACGATTGTCTGATCTATTCAAATGTTACAATAAGCTGCGGCGCTAAGATAGGCGGACATACAGTTATTAAACAATATTCAAACATAGGATTAAATGCCGTTCTGCATCAGTTTAGTATAATTGAACAAGGTTGTATGATTGGCGCGAGTGCTTTTTTTAAAGGTACTACTCAAGAATTTAGTAAATACGCAGGCGTGCCTGCAAGATATCTTTCACCAAATATTAAACAATGAACGAATTTGACAAGTGGCGCGAACGCTATGATACGATGACAATAGATGAGCAAATAGCTTATCATAATGAATTAGAAGCACGTTATCCAGAGCAGAATCATTACAATTATGATAACGTAAAGGAAGCATTAATGCTATGTAATAAACCAATAGTATTAGAGTTCGGCACTTGGAAAGGCGATTTAGCTAAACAAGCAATGCAAGACTTTAATATATCAGCTTGGTATGGTGTAGAAATTTGCGAAGCTGCAATTCGTTCAACTAAATGCAAAGAAGTTAATTATATTTTTCCTTCAAAATTTGATTGGTTTACAGATAAAAGAACAATAGAAGCCGATTTTATTGTAGCTACTCATTTTATTGAACATTTGAGCAACGAACATTTTAAACAATTAGCTAAATATTGTAAAGGGGTTAAATACATTCATTTTGAATCCCCATTGACAGACGATGGCAATGATTGGGATGGGTACGTTGGTACACACAAGCTAACAATAGGATGGAATAAAATAAACGAAATAATGAAAGAAAACGGATATAGTTTAATTATTGATAAACCAGAAAGCAAAACCTATAAAAGAAAATGAAAGTAGCAGTAATCTTATTAACCTTAAATAGAAACGATTTAACTCAGCGAGTAATAGACCAGAACTTTTTTAATTCTGGATATAATGCTGACTGTTATTTAATAGATAACGGAAGCGAGCAAGTAAATTTTAAATATCCCTTTACAGGTTATGATTTATCTAAAACTAAAAGAGGGATAGGCGCGGGAGTTAATGCAGGTTTAAGAATGACACAAGACTACGATGGCGTTTGTTTATTAGCAAATGATATATTGCTTCCACAGAATTGGTTGTCAAATTGGGTTATGTTTGCAAAACGTGTGTCAAAAACAGGCATTATTGGAATACATTGCGTAGAGGAGTTACCGCCATTAGTTGATGGAATCCATAAAACACACGTTCCATTTGGCGATAATTTTATAACAAGGGAATTGATTGATGCGATTGGCGGTTACAATGAAGCCTACGATCCTTATGGAATGCAAGACAGAGATTATGCAGAAAGGGCTGTAATTGCGGGCTTTACTAATTACTATATTCCTGATTTAAAAAGTGAGCATATTGGACACGACGTTGGAAATGGCACAGAGTACAGGGCAATGAAGGACGCAAGCCTACAAAGGGCGCAAGCGGTTTGGGAAAAGTATCAACCTATATACCATACAGAAAAAAAACTTAGATGCGAATTTTAGCAATAGCGTCCAAAAGTAGCGGCGTATCTTATCATAGAATCCTGATGCCGATAGTCAATATGAAAAAAGATTATTGCTTAATGACTGACGTAATAAACGAGGAAGTGGTTTCAAATAATTACGACCTTGTTGTAATGAATAGAATGCTGCATAATGTAACGCCAGAGCAAATGATTGCTTGGCGCAAAAAATACGGCTTTAAATTAATTGTTGATAATGACGACCATTGGGATTTGGGTGCTTCCCATATACTTTCAGAATCATATAAAGAAAATAAAGTAAGTGAACAAATTATTGCTTGGATAAAAATAGCAGACCTTTGCACAGTTACTCACGAACGATTAGCTGAAGAAGTTTATCCCTTAAATCAGAATGTTGAAATATTGCCTAATGCAATACCATTCGGCGAAGAACAATTTCTTTTAGATAAAAAGCCTTCGGATCTTGTGAGGCTATTTTGGTCAGGATCAGGAACACACGGAAGGGATATAGATATACTACGCAACCCAATGAAGCGAATAAACTTTCCTGTGCGTACAATCATAGCGGGGTATAATGAAGGCGAAAAGCATATCTGGGATGGAATGATAGCATCCTTTACAAATGGGCTTAAATTAAACCCAACAATATATAATTTTAATCACGTTACGGAATATATGGCTGCCTATTGCGATTCAGACATAAGCCTTATCCCTTTGGTTGACAATAAGTTTAATTCAATGAAATCTAATTTAAAAGTATTAGAAACGGCTTCAAAGAAAAACCCTGCTATTGTAAGCAACGTTCATCCTTACAGAGGATTTTATCCTGCCTGCCACGTCAATAGCCAAAAGGATTGGTATTATTGGATCAAACTTTTAGTTAATGATAAGGACGCGAGAACCCATTACGGGGAAGCGCTTTATGATTATTGCAATACTAACTTCAACTTGCACGTTGTAAATAAGAGCCGATTTGCTATTTATAATAAACTAATAGGAAATGCCGGTAATTAAATGTGGAAACGGAAAATACAGAATTGGTTCTGGTGCTTGTATCTATGATACAGAGGAAAAGGCGCAAAGCGTATGGGCTGCGATTCGTGTATCAATGGCTGATAGCTATAAAGATTACCCACAAGCCGCAAGAGTAAACGCGCAAAGAGCAATAAATATCAGGGATCAATATAAACGTAATTGCGGAACGCCTGTTGGTTGGGCGCGTGCTAATCAATTAGCTAAAGGTGAAAATATTACAAGGGATACAATAGCAAGGATGTCAAGTTTTGAAAGGCACAGGGAAAATTCAAAGGGTGATCCTAAGGTGGATTGCGGCGCTTTAATGTGGTTAGCTTGGGGTGGTGATGAAGGCGTGGCTTGGGCGCAGAGGAAACTTGAACAAATTGATAATGAAAAAGCACACTAAAATATATCTTAATTATTTTGGTTACGGAGGTGAAGATTTTATGCCCTGTGAGGTTTGCGGAAGTAGAGCGGTAGATATTCACCACATACATAGAAGGGGAATGGGGGGAAGCACAGATGCAGATAAGATTGAAAACTTGATGGCGGTTTGTAGAACTTGCCATATTGAATACGGGGATAAAAAGCATTATATTGAATTTTTAATTGAAGAACATAAAAAAAAATTAGATGGCAAAAGTTAAAAGTGATTCAAGAAAGGTTAACTTTGGTAAAAGGAAATGCGGACACGCTAAGAAATCCTTTAATAAACATAGCCCAAAACCTAAAGCATATAGAGGTCAGGGCAGGTAAATAAAAACCTATGATAAAAAAAGTCAAGATTACAGAAGTAATTGCCAACCCTAACAACCCCCGTTTAATTAAAGATGATAAGTTTAAAAAACTTGTAAAGTCAATACAGGACTTCCCAGATATGCTAAACGTCCGACCTATTGTAGTTAATAAAGATATGGTTGTACTTGGTGGAAATATGCGTTTAAAGGCAATAAAGGAAGCGGGGATAAAAGAAATTAATATTGAAATAGTTGATTGGTCAGAGGATAAGCAAAAAGAGTTTATAATAAAAGATAACGCAAGTTTTGGGGAATGGGATTGGTCAGATTTGGCTAATAATTGGGATTCTGAAGAAATTACAGATTGGGGAGTTGATATTATTGGTTTTAGTAATGTTGAAGATTTGGGCGAAGGATTTACTTTGCCAGATGGAGATAAATCCCCTTTTCAACAAATAACTTTTACTTTAGCAGATGAACAAGCAGAGCAAATAAAAAATGCTATTGAGGAAATAAAACGTACAGAAGAATATAAATACGCTGCAACAATGGGTAACGAAAATTCAAACGGTAACGCTTTATACTTAATAATAATGCAATGGGCAGAGCAAAAGAAATCTTAGTAAAAGTAATACCGAGTAAAGTGGCTAATGAGTTTGTTAAATTAAATCATTATTCAGGCAAGGTAGTGCCTAATAGTACATTGCATTTTGGTTGCTTTTTAGATGAAAAATTACACGGAGTAATGTCTTATGGTCCAAGTATTAATAAAAAAGGCACGATTAACTTAGTAGAAGGCACAGGATGGAATGAATTTATTGAACTTAATAGAATGGCATTTGATGAATATTTGCCAAAGTATAGTGAAAGCAGATGCATAGCAATTAGCATTAAACTAATAAAGAAAAATGCACCACAAATAAAATGGATAATTAGTTTTGCAGATGGAACACAATGTGGTGATGGCACAATATATAGGGCAAGTGGATTTAGTTTAGTTGGTATCGTTGAAAATATGTCTTTAAGAATAAACCCTGTTAATGGGGAAGCAATTCACGTTATACAGGCACACCATTTAAAGATAAGTACAGAATTTAGAAAGTGGAAACCATTTGAAGGTAAACAATTAAAATACGTTTATTTAATAGATAAAACTTGCAAAATAACAGTCCCAATATTACCATTTAGCAAAATAGATGAAATGGGCGCAGGGATGTATAAGGGAAATAAAGTAACTTTGGCTGAAAGGCAACAAGCGGTAGAAGCATAAAAGTAATGCGTTAGTCTTCCAGACTAAAGAAGGGGTGCAATACCACCCTACCGCTCAAAATAACAAAGAAGGAAATAAGAGAATATGGCAAACGAACAGAATTTAATACCGGTTCAGAAAGGGGAAATAAGAAACCCAAACGGGCGACCGCGTAAATATGTAACTTTACTTAAAGAGCAAGGGTATAAGCTAAGCGAAATAAATGACACGATACAAGTAATGATGTCAATGAATACAACAGAATTAAAAGAAGTTTACGATAACCCAAAGGCAACAATATTAGAAAAGACGATTGCAGGCGCTATGAACAAAAGCCTACAAAAAGGAAGCCTATATAGTTTAGATACTTTACTGACCAGAGTTTATGGGAAGCCTAAAGAACAATATGATATTCAACAAGATACAAAGATTGAGGTTGTATTTGTTGAAGGCAAAACTATTTTATAGTGCGCATAGAATTACCAAGTCCACATATAAACCAAAAGAAGATATTAGAATGCGATAGGCGTTTTATTGTGGTTATGTGCGGAAGGCGTTTCGGTAAATCAGAACTATCCCAGATACTATCAATCAGCGAAGCAATTAAGGGCGGACAAGTCGCCTACATTACACCAACCTATAAATTGGCAAAGGCTTTTTTTGAAAGGCTTACGGCAGCACTACCATTTAAAAACAATATCAGCAACTTAAAAATATATTGCCCTAACAACGGATCAATAGAATTTTTTACAGGGGAACGTTTAGATAATTTAAGAGGGCGAAAGTTTCATTTAGTTATAATAGACGAGGCGGCATTTATCCCCGACTTAGAATCAGGATGGCAAAATAGCATACGCCCAACCTTAACCGATTATGAAGGCAAGGCGGTTTTCTTATCCACGCCCAGAGGTAAGAATTTTTTTTACTCAATGTTTATGAAACAGGGCGAGAATGATTGGCGCAGTTTTAAATTTAGTACCTATGACAATCCCTATATTAATACAAGGGAAATAGACGAGGCAAGATTGCAGTTGCCGGAAGTAGTATTTGAACAGGAATATCTTGCAAACCCCGCCGAGAATAGCGCCAACCCTTTTGGTAATGCTTTTATCCAAAGATGTATTAAACCAATATCAGCGCAGCAAATTGTAGCTTATGGGATTGACCTTGCTAAGTCAGTTGACTTCACCGTTATTGTAGGGCTTGACAATGGGGGTAACGTGGCTTATTTTGACCGCTTCCAGATGGATTGGCATAATACTAAGGCGAACATTAAAAGGCTTCCTATTGCGCCTATATTGGCAGATAGCACGGGAGTTGGTGATCCTATACTTGAGGACTTAATTAGGGAAGGGGTAAATATTGAAGGCTTAAAATTTACGAGCCAATCTAAGCAGCAACTTATGGAAGGCTTAGCGCAGGCAATTCAACAGGGCAAGATAGGTTACCCAGAGGGGGTAATTGTTGACGAATTAGATGTATTTGAGTATCAATTTACGGCTAACGGGGTACGCTATTCAGCGCCTTCAGGCTTCCACGATGACTGCGTTATGGCATTGGCTTTAGCCTGGCAGAATTTCAACCTTAAAAGGGGTTCAGGGCGGTACGCCTTTGCCTAATTACCGCTTATCCACCATATTTACCGCTTATCATATAGTGCCTATAAATGTATAAAATATGGGTAAAAGGTGTATATTTGTAGAACAAAACAAAAAAACAATATATGAAAACAACAACCGAGAGAGTAAAAACAATTAGATGCGAATTAAAGAACGCATTGCCTGCTTACAAATTTTCAGTAACTAAAAGACATTACAACGGAGTTAGTATTGTGATTCTATCAGGACCGGCAAAATTAACTGAAGAAAATTACGAGCAAGTAAATACTTGGTACATTCACGAACAACCTGAAGGAGTTAAAAAAAATGTATTAAATGTTATTAATACAATAGCAAGCGAAGGAGTTACATACAGAGAAACAGGCGACTACGGAACGCAGCCTGACTTTTATGTAAATATTAAGATCGGAGAATTTAATAAACCATATATTCATAACTAAAACCCCC